TGGCCGGTCCTTCTTCTGATCGCGGTTCTGGCCGGGGCGATGATCGCGGCCCAGCAGTTCGGCATCGGGATGACAGAGGTATGCGGCTGGGTCGGTCAGGTACTTGGGATGCTTTATGCCATCGGCTATAATGTGTTTGCATCCCTGTGGAATGTGATCGCCGCCTTTGCGGAGTTTTTTGCCAATGTGTGGAACGATCCGCTGGGGGCAACCGCCCGGCTGTTTTTTGACATTTTTGATACGATCCTGGGGATCGTGGAGACAACGGCCGGAGCTATTGACGCACTTTTAGGCACCAGCCTGGCCGGTACTGTGGCGGGGGTGATGGGTGGACGATACCTTCGGAGAGAACGCCATCCAGATCAAACGGATGGCGGAACTGGATGTGTATGGTACCTCACAAAGCTGGGGGCAGAAGGGAGAAAACCTGGGAACCAGGCTGGATAACCTGAATCTGAACCTGGAGGATCTGACCGGAGGGCTTGGAGGGCTCCTGGACGGGTTTACTCCCGGCACCATTGATAACGTGGGGACGGTCGGAAAAGTCAAGAAGGTGGACGATATCCGGCTGTCAGACGAGGATCTGAAGATCTACCGGGATCTGGCAGAGCGCCGGTATATGAATAAGATCGAACTGAAGACCGTGGCCCCACAGATCAGTGTGACGATCCCACCTTCCGCCGGAGGAAATCTGACTGCGGAGGATGTTACAGAGCATATCCGGAAGATGCTCATCGAACAGATGAATTCCCAGACACCGGTGTCGCACGGATGATGAAAGGAGAAAAGCTATGGGAAAGCTAAAAAGCGGATGCTCGATTTACTTGATATTTGCCGGGAAGAAGATAAAGCTACCGGTAAATCCGGAAGAGATTGACGTAAAATGCCCGACTGATCATAAAACATATGACATCATCGGTGTGGGAGAGATTGTGGTTCCCGGGAAACCATCTTTAAAAGAGGTTTCTTGGGAATCCTTTTTCCCGGGCGACCGTCAGGCTGCGTATGTGAACAGCGGAGCAAAAGCGCCCTCATATTATCTGAAATATTTCGAAAATGCATTGAAGAAAAAGCAGATCTGCCGTTTGATCATTACGCGATCCGGAGGATCAGATACCAACATGAAGTGTATTGTCTCAAACTTTGAAACGAAGGATAAAGGCGGAGAACCCAAGGATATCTACTATAGTCTGGAATTACAGGAATACCGCTCATACGCCCCCAAAGTTGTCTCTATCATAAAGTCACCGGCCGAAGGTACCGGGCAGACGAGTGCTGAGGCATCCACAGAGATTCCAAGAGCAGTTGAATCTCCAGTCTTGCGTGTCGGTGCCACGGTGATTGTAAACGGAGAATACTGCTACGACAGCTACGGAGGGAGACCGCATGGAATGGCCAACAACCTGAGTACTACGGTCACGAGAATCGTTTCCGGAAACCCATTTCCAGTCCACGTCGGGTCATATGGGTGGGTGCAGGAAAGCCAGATACAGATTACGGGGTGATGCGGAATGGAAAAATCACTGCAGATACAGATAAAAGGGAAAGCACCGGATGGATCAGAACAGCTGACAATCATGGAATACATAGAGGTTGTCCGGGAGATTGAATTTACAACAAACCGGATGGATTCTCCCGGAAAATTAAAATTCACATGCGTTGAGGATGGTCCGATTGTGATTCCGGAAGGAAGTTCCGTGGAGTACATCGTGGATGGAATGAAGTTGTTTAAAGGTTTCGTGTTTACGATCGAACGCATACGGGGTGGTGAGACTTCCTATACCGCATATGACCAACTTCGGTATCTGAAAGCGAATGCCAGCTATTCCCTTGACAACATGAGCTTTGAACAGATCCTCGAGCGGATTGCCGGAGATTTTGGGCTTACGGTTGGAAAGCTGGAAGCGACCGGATATGTGTTCCCAACATTCCTAAAGGAAAACGAGGACTGTCTGAATATCGTATTTGACGCCCTGTCAGAGACTATTGTTCAGACTGGAAAGATCTTCATCCTGTATGATAAAGCAGGGAAACTGACGCTTGTGGAGGCGAAGAACTGGTTTACGAGTACAATGGTCGGAGACAGTAGCCTGGTGACGGATTACACGTACAAGAGGGATATAGACTCCGATACGTATAACCGCGTTAAGCTGGTCCGGAAGAATGAAAAGAGCGGCCGCACCGATGTGTATGTGCACGAAGACACGGACACGATCAAAAAGTGGGGACTTTTGCAGTATTACGACGAGGTGGATGAAAATCTGAATGAGGCGCAGATCGATCAGATGTGTGAAGCGTACCTCCAGTATTACAACCGGGTTCTACAGACCCTGAAACTGGAAGCAATCGGAGTTCCGGAGATTCGTGCAGGTATGATTCTTCCGGTTCAGGTTGGAGATATTGAGGATCTTGCCATTTCCAGACTACTTCTTGCAGAGAAGGTGACACAGAAATGGGAAGGGGAGGATCACACTATGCAGATCGAAGTGAAATCATTTGAACAGCTGGGAGGTGTGAGCATCGCATGACGACGGAACTGATCGGAGTAATCCAGGAGATCGTAAAAAACTATGTGGACGCAATAAAACTGACTGACAAGGCCACAGGAACTGTCATAAAGACATCGCCGCTCACGATCCAGACGGATACTTCCCTGCCGCCAATATCCGGGAATGCGCTGATCCCGACAAGCAACGTCATTGAACGGACGGAACAGGTGAAGGGCGGTGCCAGCGGCACTGTAGTGGCCACAGAAGGGCTGAAGGTGGGCGATAAGGTCCTTCTTCTCCGTGTGCAAAAAGGGCAGCAGTTTATCGTATTATCAAAGATCACATAAGGAGGTCATCGTGACAGTATTACCAGAAGGCGTGGGACTTGATGTGTCCCTGCGATATGTGGAAAAACCGACAAGGACATTTCTGATTGACTGGTCATCCAGACAGATCGCTGGCATTGGTGAGGGGCTTCCTGCAATGCGTCAGGCTGTGGAGATCACCCTTCAGAACGAGCGGTTTCGGTGGCAGATTTACTCCTCTAATTTTGGGTGCGAACTAGAGAATCTGGTAGGAGACGAGAGAGACTATATTGAGAGCGAACTCCCGCGCCGGATTAAAGATGCATTTTCCGGAGACGGCCGGATCCTTGCGGTTGAGAATTTTGTGTTTACGGAAAAAGTACCAGGAGAACTCACCTGCAGCTTTGATGTAAGGACGGTATATGGAACATTGACGGAGGAGGTAAATGCGTGATCGATTTCAGTGGATATACGAGAGAAGCAATTCAGAAAGAAATGCTGGACCAGGTTGATCCAGGTATGGACACTAGGGAGGGCAGCATGATCCAGACTGCGATTGGACCGGTAGCCTGGTATCTGGAAGGGGTCTATATGATTTTGAAGCAGATCCAGGATAACGCATATCCGGCCACAGCAGTCGGCGATTCCCTGGATAAAATTGTTCAGACGAGAGGACTTACCAGAAAGCTGGCAACGGCTGCGGTCCGAAAAGGAACTTTTAACTCAGTCGTTCCCTCCGGATCTGAATTTAAGACAATCAACGGAGCAGATTCCCAGGTCTTTGTGACCAGAGAGAAGCTTTCCGAGAGCGGAATGGAGTATGTGTATGCAATGCAGTGCAAAAATGCGGGGACTTCTGGAAACAACTATTCTGGGAATCTGATTCCGATCACGCCGGTGGAAGGACTGACCTCTGCAGTGCTTGGGGACATCATCATAGCTGGAACAGAAGAAGAGACAGACGAAGCGCTGAGAAGCCGGTTCTACGATACATTCGATGTTGCTGCTTTTGGTGGAAATATTTCTTCCTACAAAAATGAGATCCTTTCAATCGAGGGAGTCGGAGCAGTACAGGTGTATCCTGCGTGGAACGGAGGAGGAACTGTGCTCTGCAGCATTCTCGGTGATGATCTTCGACCGGCGCTTCCTGCAACTGTTAAAAAGGTCCAGGACCTAATCTGCCCAGCAGAAGATGGAGGGAGTAATCCATCAGCTGACGGATATGGAATTGCACCGATCGGTGCGGCTGTGACGATTACAACAGGAACAGCGCTGACTTTAAACATTACATGTGATATTGATTTCGTCGAAACGATGCTGAACGGTGTGGAGACCTACAAGGATCAGATCCGACAGAAGATCCAGGAGTATCTGGATACGCTCTGTAAGACATGGGGAGATCCCATGAAAGCCCATAAGATCACATATGCAGTTACAGTCTATTCTTCTAGAATCATCTATGCCATCTTGACAATACAGGATGTTGTCAATGTATCAAATGTAAAGATCAACGGTGCCAGCGGAGATCTGAAGCTCACAGAAACGGCCGCACTGCAGCAGGTGCCGGTACTGGGGACGGTGGTGATCAATGGTGAGTAAGGCAGAAGAAACTTTAAAAGAACAGCTACCGGAATATTTCCGGCCGATCATCGAGTTTGGAGAGATCTTAAAAGCACATGGTTGTAGCCTTGACGAGCTTGACAAGACGAGAGTGAAGGTGCAGGACAATAATTATATTTTGACCTGCGACGAGGAGACGATTGCGTATTATGAGCGACTTTTAGGAATTACGTACCGTTTTGGGGATACGATGGAGTACCGGAGAGCGCGAGTGCTGCAGAAATATAATACGATTGTTCCATTTTCCGAGGAGTTTCTTCGCGATAAACTTACAGAACTGTACGGGGAAGAAGGATATGAGATGTCGGTTGACTCCGCGGCATGCAAGCTGAAAATTAAGGTTACTTCAGACCGATACGGTGCTGTAGACCTTCTTTATGATCTTTTATGGGACGTTGTCCCAGCGCATATCCAGATTCTGGCAAATCAGCAGATTGTGAACCGCGTACCATGTCGTTTATACACGGTAGGAACAGTGTCACGAGTATTTGTACAAACAATTTACAGACATACCATTTACGAGATCAAAGAGGTAGTAAATTCTGGTGGGGTGACATCAAAAACCAGAATTCAGACAATATTGAACAAATAGATAGGAGGAAAAAATGGGAGTATATAGAGCAGCCGTTGTAACAGAAAGCGGTCAGAATATTATCGCTCAGGCATTAGCAAATGAGCAGCCTCTAATTTTTACAAGCGCAAAAACATCCAGATATGCTTACCCGTTGGGGACTAATATCCCGGCATTAACCGGATTGCAGGATGTGGTGCAGAGTGTGATGCCGTTTGACAGTAAGGTGATTAACGGAAACGTGGCGCAGGTGAGCGTTCGGTTCGATAATGACGAAATTGACCAGGTGTACCGGATTGAGACAATCGGACTTTATGCTAAGATTGAGGGTGGCACTGAGACATTATTTTCTGTCACGCAGGCGATAACACCAGATGAGATGCCAATTCACAGTGATGTCTCCCCATCTGCGTACATATATAATATCCAGCATACAGTACAGAATGCATCCCAGATCACACTTACTGTGAATCCGACTGGGACCGCAACAGTGCAGGACATTATGGATATTGAGCAGCCGGAATTTGATGATTCCGGAACTGTTTCTGGAATCGACAGTTTCCCTGCTTTTTTAAATAAAACGAAAAGCAAGATGAATATTTTCCAATGGTATCGTGACTTTAAAGCCGGTATGCAGTTTGTACTCCATGCCGGCCAGATCGTCAACAACTGCGTATCATCCGATGCGGACAAGCCCCTGGCGGCGGCGCAGGGTAAGGTTCTGCAGGACCAGCTGACTAAATTGTATAGTGATTTGGACAGTATCTACACACAGATA